AAAAGCCGCCAGTTCAGCTGCCTTCCCTAGCCCATGTCTGAGTGTCCCGTGACTTGGGAGGAGTTGCCATGAAGCGGAACTGCAACTCCTGCGGGGATGAGTACGAGGCCAAGCGGCCGAACTCGAAGTACTGCGGTGACACGTGCCGCAAGCGCGGCAGTCGCAACGGTGACAACGTGGTGGATCTTCCCGCCGTCACTGAGCCCGACGACGAGCCAGCGTTGCTAGTGGCGACCCGGCAGGAACTCGAGGACATCGGCGCTGCGGACTCGGCTTTGGGTCAGCAGGCGATTGAACTCGCGCGGCGGATGTCGCATCCGAAGGCGATGGGCCTGAGCGTCGCTCCCATCTCCAAGGAGCTGCGGTCGATCATGGCCGAACTGCACAAGGTTGCGCCTGCGGCCAGCGGTCTGGACGAGCTGAGGAAGCGCCGCGATGCCAAGCGCAACGCTGGTTGAGCCGGCCTACTTCACTTACCCGGAGTTTCACCGGACTTTGGGTGATGAGGTGGCGGATCTCGCCGAGATGGTGGGGTTCCCCGCGGACCCGGAGCAGCGGCTCGTCCTCGATGCGCAGTTCGGGCTCGACAAGACCGGCCGCCGTGTCGCGTTCGAGGTCGCGGTGATCGGGGCCCGGCAGAACATCAAGACCGGCCTGTTCAAGATCGCGGCGCTTGGTGAGGCGTTCATCTGCGAGGTTCCACTGCTGGTGTGGTCGGCGCACGAGTTTCCGACCGCACAGGAGGCGTTCCGGGATCTGTCGGAGTTGATCGAGTCGACGCCGGACCTCGACCGCGAGGTGAAGCACATCCACCGCGGTAACGGCGATGAGGCGATCGAGCTTCTGAACGGCTGCCGGATCAAGTTCAAGGCCCGCACGAAGTCCGGCGGCCGAGGGTTGTCGGGCAAGCGTGTCGTCCTGGATGAGGCGTTCGCGCTGCAGCCGGCTCACATGGGCGCCCTGCTGCCGATGCTGTCGGCGCAAGACGAGCCGCAGGTCTGGTACGGGTCGTCGGCAGGTCTGGCTGACTCGGAGGTCCTCCGCGGCATCCGGGATCGTGGCCGGCCAGGTTCACGGTCGATGGTGTACATCGAGTGGTGCGCCGAGCGTGGTGGCTGCTCGAGCGACGACTGCATGCATCACGTCGGCGCTGAGGGCTGCGTCCTGGATGACGAGTCGAAGTGGCAGCAGGCGAACCCGCAGATGGGCCGCCGCATCCTGATCGACACGATCCGGAACGAACGGTTGGCACTGCCGCCTGAGGAGTTCGCTCGAGAGCGCCTCGGCTGGTGGGACGAGCCGGGTCTCGTAGAGCACATCTTCGGCGCCGAGAAGTGGGGGCGTTGTGCGATCCCGGCACAGGATGAGCCTCCGACCGCAGGGATTGCCCTCGGAATCGCGGTGTCCGTCGACCGAGCATGGTCGACGATCACCGCCGCAGTACCGCTTCCTGGGCGCGAGCTCGTCGGGGTGGTACATCGCCAGCGAGGGACTCAAGGTCTGGTCGAGAAGGCGGCTGAGTTGCAGGCCAAGTACGACTGCAAGATCGGGATGGACTCCCGTGGCCCCGCCGCGGACCTCATTGAGCCGTTGAAAGAGGCCGGAGTCTGGATGCAACTTGCGACTACTTCGGACGTGCTGGATGCGACTGCATCGTTCTACGACAAGGTGCAGACCACGGTCATCGCCCACATGAGCCATCCGGAACTCGAGGATGCGGTCCGCGGGGCGCAGAGACGCCCGATCAGCGACAGGTGGGCGGTTGGCCGGCGCACATCGGCAAGCGATGTGTCTCCGCTGGAGAGCGCGATCTTGGCCGACTGGCTCATCTCAGGCGAATACGACCTACTCGACAGCGTCTACTGAGGAGCGGGTAATGACCACTGTGCTCGATCTCCTCGGCGTGGCCTGTGTCGCGGCGTTCGCGTTCTTCGTATGGCCGCCGGCCTGTCTGCTGGTGCTCGGCGTGGCCGCGCTTCTGATGTCTTGGAGGGCGTCGCGGTGAGTCTCTTCTTCAAGGGCCGCGGCGAGGAGCGCTCGCACTGGTTCGGGACGGACTCCTACGGCCCCACCGGTGGCCATCGCGTCAGCGAGGAGATCGCCCCCCGGCTGGCTCCTGTGTTCGCGGCGTACCGGCACATCGTGGACTACACGAGCAGCCTGCCGATTGACGCCTATGTGGGTGACGGTGCGACCAAGAAGGAGCGGTCGCTTCCGCCGTTGCTGGCCAGCCAGGACGACGAGGGTGGACCCGGTCTTGTCACCTGGGTAGGCCAGGCGGTCTACGGTCTCGCGAACGGCAACGCGGTGGGCTGGAAGACCAAGACGGACGGCTACGGCTACCCGACCGACGTCTACTGGCTGCACTGGAACCAGTGGAGCTACGACGAACTCAGTAGGCAGTGGTACGTGTTCGGCGAGAAGGTCCCGTCGTCGCAGCTCGTCCACATCCCGTGGATCGTCCCGCCCGGTCGCCGGCTCGGGTTGTCGCCGATCGAGCACATGGCCGCGATCATCTGCGCCGGCATGTCGGCGCAGGAGTACGCCGACGTGAAGCGTGGCGGTGGCATCCCACCGGCAGTGCTGAAGAACACGCAGAAGACGCTCCAATCCGATGCCGCGGACGCGATCAAGCAGCGCGCGGTCGCATCCTTCGCGAAGGGTGAGCCGTTCGTCACCGGCGCCGACTGGGACCTGTCGCTGTTGACGATCCCGCCGAACCAGGCGCAGTTCGTGGAGACGCTGAAGATGTCCGCGAACCAGATCGCCGCGGCGTACGGGATCGACCCGACCGAGGTCGGTGGGCAGGCCGCGAACTCGCTGACGTACTCCACCGAGGAGTTGCGGCAGATCAACCGGGCCGCGAACATGCGCCCGTACCTGACCCGGCTCGAGCGGGGACTGTCCCGTGAGATGCCGCTGAAGCAGTACATCAGGTTCAACATCGACGCGACGATGCGGGTGGACCTGAAGACCCGCACCGATGTTGTCGGGGCGCAGATCCTGGACGGCCGGTACTCGGTGAACGAGGCGCGCGCACTCGAGGACCGTGAGCCGGTGCCGGGCGGCGACTTCCACAACATTCCCCATGACATAGCGAACCCGGTTCACGCACCTATCGACCGCCCGAAGGGCGTCCGAAGCGAAGGAGAACTACCATGAGCGACGCTGAGCGGCGCTTCACGTCGGTCCCGGTGGAGATCCGCGCCGCGGCCCAGGACAAGCTGACTATCGGCGGGTATGCCGCCAAGTTCGAGCGGACGAGCCAGAATCTCGGCGGTTTCAAGGAGCAGATCGCGCCCGGCGCGTTCAATCGCTCCGCCTCGCAGGCATGGCCGGACGTGCAGGCGCGCTACAACCACGAGGACAGCATGCTGATCGGCACCACGGGCGGCGGCAGCCTGCGGTTGTCGGTGAACGAGACCGGCTTGCAGTACGAGGTCGACATGCTGGACGACGCCATCTCCGAGCGCATCTACAAGCTCGTGCAGCGCGGCGACGTGCGTCAGTCCTCGTTCGCGTTCATCAAGGACGACGACGAGTGGTCCACCGACGACACGGGCTTCCCGCTGCGGACCCTGCACCAGGTGCGGCTGCTCGACGTGGCGCCGGTCAACGCCCCCGCCTACCTGGACACATCGGCGGCCGTCAGGTCCCTTGCTGCCAAGTTCGGCGCCGACCTGGAAGAGGTCCGCTCGATGGCCGCGAAGAACGATCTCGTGAGGTTCTTCAAGCGCACCGACAACGCCGTCGACCCCCGCGTCAAGCGCCGGTCGGCACAGGCTGCTCTCGCGGCCATCGCGTTGCTCGACCCCGACGCGACTATCTGATCCACCGTCACTGATCCACCGGACCCCCGCTGGATCGAACGACGGTTCGCACTACCCGCACGCCCACCGGACCCCCGCTGGGACTCACGCACGACCACCAATCCGAGTCCCATGAAAGGGGACGCACATGTCCAGCATTGCGGACAGCCTGATGGAGCGCCGAAAGGCGCTCATCGAGCAGGCCCAGGAGATCGCCCAGAAGGGTGTCACCGAGGCCCGTGACCTGACCGTCGAGGAGCAGTCCGCCTTCGACGGCATGTTCGCCGAGGCGGGCAAGCTGCAGCAGCGCGCCCAGGCCATCGCCGACGGCGAGAAGCGCGGGGGCGAGCTCGATCGGTCCTTCGAGTCCGTGACCGGCAAGGAGCCGCAGAAGCGCGACGACAAGTCGGCCGGCGAGTTCGGCAAGTGGGCCCGCGAGGCCCGCATGGGCGACACCTTCGAGGTGAAGGCGACTCCCGGTGCCGAGCGGCGTGCCATCGCGACGCGTGGCGCCGAGACCCGCGCCATGTCCGCCACCGGCGGCGCTGGGCCCGACGGTGTGTACGGCCAGCTATGGCAGTACGCCGTGGCCGGGTCGCAGCTCCTGCAGTCGGGTGTCGACATCCTCAACACCACCGACGGCAACGTGCTGCCACTGCCGGTGGCCACGGTTCACGCCACGACCGGCACCTCGAACGCCGCTCTCCCGGCGGCGATCTCCGCGTCCGGAACGATCACCGCGAACGACGCGACGGTCACCACGGTCAACCTGTCGGTCAGCAAGTACGGCTACCTGACCCTGGTGCCGTCGGAGCTGGTGCAGGACGTCAACTTCGACCTGGAGGGCTACATCTCCCAGGCGGCCGGGCGTGAACTCGCGCGGACCCTGTCGTACATCGGTACGACCGCCCTCATCGCCGGATTCACCACCGTGGGTGTGACCGGTCCGGCCGGTACCTCGACCAGCCTCGGTTCGCAGGCCACGGCCGGTATGGGTTCGGACCTGCTGGTGAACCTGTTCCACTCGGTGCTCCCGGAGTACCGGACGAACGCTTCGTGGACCATGGCGGACTCGTCGTTCGCGGCGATCCGGAACCTGAAGGGCGCGCCGAACGGCTCGTCGATCTGGCAGCCCGCGCTCACCGCGGGCGACCCGGACACGATCCTCGGCAAGCCGGTCTACGTCGTGCCGCAGCTGCCGGCGATGGCCGCGAGCGCGAAGTCGATCTACTTCGGCGAGATGTCGGCGCTGAAGGTGCGGATCGCGGGCGGGATTCGGTTCGAGCGCAGCAACGAGTACGCCTTCGGCAACGACCAGGTCGCGTTCCGCGCGCTGGTCCGCACCGGCGCGGTCACCGTGGATCCCAACGCGGTGAAGTTCCTGGCCAACTCGGCCACCTGAGAAGTGAGGATCGTCGCGGTCCTGTCGTGGTACGACGAGCCGGTCGACTGGCTGCGTGAATGCGTGGCCAGCGCCCGGTTCTGCGACCACCTGATAGCAGTCGACGGTCCTTACGCGGCGTTCCCTGGCGCGTCCGAGAAACCGTCCAGTCCCCCGGATCAGATGCAGGCGATCCGGGGGACCTGGCCCGGGTGCACCGTGCGCACCCGGTCAGCGCCGTGGGATGGCGAGGTGGCGAAACGGGACTACACATTCCGGCTGGCTATCGCTGCAGGCGCCGATTGGGTTTTCGTGATCGACGCCGACGAGGTTGTGACCCATGTCCCGGAAGATCTGCGGGACCGGCTCGATGCGACATCCCATCACGTCGCCACGTGCGAGTTCGAATATCTGCAGGTCCCGTCTTGGTTGCCCGCCGGCTGGTCCGTCTATCCGATCCGCCGCCTGTACCGGGCACTACCTGGTCTCCATATCGAGGGCTCGCACTGCCGGGTCCTGGGAGAAGACAACGGCCGTACGGCGCGTCTGTCCGACCCGGATCTGCTGATCTGCGACCCGGCCGAACCGCTCGATCTCCGGATACATCACCGCGAGCACGAACGCTCGCAAGAGCGTCGATCACGCAAAGCCGACTACTACAAACTGCTGCCTGCATTAGAGAAGTAGCACCGCCATGCCTGGGGCTCTGATGGCACTACAAGCTTGTTTCCTGCATCAGAGAACTGGAGCATCATGCCGAAGATCACGACGCAGGCCGCGTCATCCAACGTCATCACGACCGCCGGCAACACCTCCACCGCCACGGTTCAGCCTGTCGGCAACGTCGGCAGCCCAGTGCTGGTGCACATCGGCGTCAGTGCCGTGTCAGGCACCAGCCCCTCATGGGCGCCGGTTGTGCAGTTCTCCAACGACGGCACCACATGGCTGGCGGCGAACGCCGACGAGACGATCCCGGTCATCACGACGACCGGGGTCACCGTGTGGCGCGTGGCGCAGTCGCGGGCAACCTTCGTCCGCGTGTCGTGGCCGCTTCCAGGCGGAACGACGCCCTCATTCACGGCCAACATCGCTATCTGGAGTTGATCATGAAGGTTCGAATCATCGTCCGCCCCACGGGCCTGCTGAACGGCCGGGACTGGCCGGAGGTCGGCGAGGTGCTCGAGGTCGAGGACCACCACGGCGCCGACATGTGCGCCTCCGGCATCGGTGAACCGGTGGTCGAGGACAAGACCGAGAAGCGTCCCGCCGCCAAGAAGGCCGAGACCCGGAAGTCTGACGACTGATGGCGCTCTCGTACTCCGCAGCGATCCGGAACGCGCAGCTCGACCAGATCACTACAGCGGTGGGCACGACCGCGAAGCTCCGCATCTACAGCGGCACCCGTCCGGCGAACGTGGCCGCGTCGATCACGGGAACGCTGCTGGCGGAGTTGACGTGTAATGCGACTTTCGCCCCCGCTTCGTCTGGTGGCGTGCTGACGCTGAACTCGATCACCAGCGCCACCGCATCAGCGACTGGCACCGCGTCTCATTTCCGGTTGTGGAACTCCGGTGCCACTACCGCCATGGTCGACGGCGATGTCAGCACCTCGGCGTCGGATCTCAACCTGAACAGCACCAGCATCACCTCTGGCGGCAGCGTCGCGGTGACCAGCTTCACCATCACCGCCGGCAACGCCTGATCTGCTAGCTCAGTGAGGGGTGGTTGGCCGTGACCGCTCCGACGTTCGCCAACCTGACCGGCGGTGGCACGTCGTCGGCGACCTCCGGTGTGACGGCGTCCGTTTCACCCACCGCCAACCGGTTGATCTTCGTCACGGTCCACGCCTACCTGTCCACCGGCTCCGTCCAGCCGGCCACTCCCTCAGTGACCGGCAACGGCATCACCTACGCCCTGGAGAAGTCGCAGGACGTCGACACCGCCGGTGTCGACCGGGCGACCCTGTTCCTGTTCCGCGGGATGTCGTCGTCCCCCACCTCGGGTGCGGTCACGATCTCGTTCGGCGCTGTCTCACAGACCCGCATCCAGTGGTCAGTGGACCAGTCGGATGCGAACGTCAACACCTCCGGCACGAACGGATCGGGTGCGGTCGTCCAGTCGACCGGGGTGACGCTCGGTTCGGCGGGAACGTCGGCGAGCGTCAACTATGCGACGACGATGCGCGCCAGCAGCGGCGGGTTCTCGGCCTGGGGCCACCAGGTGCAGGAGGGCAAGACCCCGCGGTCAGGTTGGACCGAGGTCGCCGACGTCACCACGGTGTCTCTGGCTTCGGTGGAGACCCAGTACATCGCCGGGACCGACACTGCGGGGTCGGCTTCATGGGCGACGAGTTCCCGGGCCGGCGGCATCATCGTTGAGGTCGCTTCACCTCCGGTCCTGCTGGCTGCGTACAGCTACAGCGGTACCGGCACAGTGGCGGACGATTCCGGCAACGGTCGCAGCTTCGCTCTGACCAACTCGTCTGCCCGCACCTCGGCGGGTGGCGGCTACACCTACGGCGGTGCGCAGCCGGGCACGAAGGGCATCTCCCAGACGACGGGGGAGGTCCAGGACGGCCCCGCGATCACCGGGCTCAACCTCCCGGCCCGCACGGTCGAGACGTGGGCCAAGGGCGCCGGCATCAATGACCCGGGCTGGTTCCTGGAGTTCTACCGGGGCGGCGCCGACAACACCGGCGTGTTCGGCTACCTGTACCTGTCGAGCTCGTTCCGGGGTAGGGCGAAGAACACCTCCGCCGCAGTCTCGGAGATCACTGCCACCCCGGACGCCTCGAACTGGCATCACTGGGCGCTGGTTGCTGACGGCAAGGTGCTGCGGCTCTACAAGGACGGCACGCAGCAGGGCACCGACCAGACCCTGACGTCGATCTGGGACGCGGACAACCTCCGCATCTTCGACGGGTCGGGCAACGGGACCTTCATCAGTGAGACCCGGATCTACGACGGTGCACTGAGTACGGCGCAGATCAACACCGACCTCGCGACCCCGATCAGCAGCAGCGGCATCGACGGCAGTGTCGCCGTAACGCAGGCCAACCAGACTTCATCGGCATCGGGCCAGCTTGGCTACAGCGGCACCTCTGCCAGGACGGAAGCGAACGACACGTCCTCGGCTTCGGGGACTGTCGTCAACCCCGTCACGGGCACGACAGCGGCTGCGCAGGCCAACCAGACGTCCACTGCCACCGGTCAGCTGGGCTACTCGGGAACATCCGCCAGGACGCAGGCCAACCAGACATCCTCGGCGAGTGGCCAACTCGGGTACAGCGGGACGTCCGCGCGCACCCAGGCCAACCAGACCTCGTCGGCATCGGGTCAGCTCGGCTACACGGGCACTGCGGCACCAACCGAGGCGGCTGACGCCTCAAGCGCCTCCGGCACCTTCACCGGGACCGGGATCAGCGGGAACGCTGCCGTCACCCAGGCAGCGCAGACAGCATCAGCTTCCGGCACCTTCACCGCCGGCTCGACCGCGGGCAGCGCAGCGGTCACGCAGGCCAATCAGACCAGCGCCGCCAACGGCCAACTGGGTTACAGCGGAACCTCGGCGCGTGCGCAGGCGAACCAAACGTCCGCCACTTCCGGAACGGTGGTCAACCCGGTCACGGGTACCGCGTCCCCGGTCCAGGCCAACCAAACGTCCTCCGCGGTCGGCCAGCTGGGTTACTCCGGTACGTCGGCGCGCACCCAGGCGAACAACACATCCGCCGCTGCGGGTGTCGTCTCGGGCCCGGTCGCAGGCTCTGCGGCTGTGACACAGGCGAACCAGACGGCCAGCATCACTGGGTACTTCACGGCGCTAGTCACCTTCGGCACCGCCTCCGCGGGCGTCATGGCGACCGCCGCAGCGTCTCCAGCGTCATCCGCGACCCCGACAGCCTCCGGTGCCACGGGGACTGCGGCAGGCGCTCAGGCGGCCACCGGAGCCGCCCCGCAGGCGAACCCAGGCACCTTCACCGTTCCTACCGCGACAGGAGGCTGACATGCCCTTCGACGTCGGCGATTCAGTACCCATCGCGGTAGACGTGAAGGACTCCGCCGGGGTGTTGGCGAACGCGTCATCGGTGACGTTGACGATCACCCTGCCGGACGGAACCACCGCCACTCCGACGGTCACGAACCCGCCGACCGTCACGGGCCAGTACCGCTACACCTACGTCCCCACCCAGGTGGGCCTCCACGCCTGGCGGTTCGTCTCTACCACTCCGAACACCGCGTACGCCGATGTCTTCGATGTCCGCGAGACCGTTTCCCCGTCGCTGTTGAGCCTGTCGGACGCGAAGGCTCACTTGAAGATCACCACCACCACGAGCGACGACAAGTTGCGGCAGCACCTCGAGGCGACGACGGAGATCGTGGAGTCCTACGTGGGACCGATCGTCCGCCGCACCCACACGGCCAGGGTGTGTGGGTGGCGGGTGTATCAGATCTCGCTGCCGCACACGCAGGTCACCGCCGTGACCGCGGTGACGCTCGTCAGCGACGGCTCGTCCCCGATCACCCTGTCGGACCTGGCCGTCAACGGTCCCGCGGGGGTCATCTCCTACAAGAACCGGTTGTGGTTCCCGTACGGCGACCTGGATGTCACCTACACCGTGGGGCGCTCGTACGTGAAGCCGAACTGGTCCCTGGCGGCGAAGATCATCGTGAAGCACGTCTGGGACACGCAGCTCGGCAACCTGCCCAGCATTCAGGGTGACGACCCGGGATACGTCCAGACCGGTTCGGGGTATCTCGTGCCGTACCGGGCGATCTCACTGCTGCAGCCCGACCAGGTGCCGGCGGGCTTCGCGTGAGCACCAACGCTGACCCCGTTTGCCTTGCGCTTACCGCGCTGTGGCAGGGGGCAATGACGTCCACTCTCGCGGGCGTGGTGGTGGTGGATGGTCCGCAGGTCAACAGCGACCCGTCGCCGGACTGGCTGTTCGTGGCCTTCGACGGCGTCGAGAACAGCGGGGCCCCCGCGGTCGATGCCACGCAGTCTCTGATGGCGTTCCAGCGGGTGAAGGGCGAGGACGCCTCAATCACCTGTGCGGTCGTCTGCGACACGGGCGAGGACGACAGTGCCGCGGTGCGCGCGCGGATCCTCGGGATCCTCGGGGCCGCTGAGAGTTTGCTGCGCGCGAATATGCAGCTGGGCGGCCTGGTGATGCACGCGTACGTGTCGGCCTACCAGTACTACCCGGCCCAAACGACCAGCGGATCAACTGCCCGCGTCGTGTTCACCGTCACCTACAAAGCCCAACTCTGATCGAAGGAGCAAGACATGGGCGCACTCGTCGCCATTACCCCCACCAACTTGGGGACTGTCAACGCCGGCGCCGCTGTGGCGGCGACCGACACGATCGCTCAGGCGCTCATGGGACCCAAAGGCTGCTACCTGGAGATCATCAACGGCAACGCCTCGTCCGACATCGTGACGATCTCGGATGCGGGTGCAACGCCTGCGGGTAACCCGCTGTTCTCCGGGACCGTTACCGACACGGTCGTCAACGGCACGTCGCAGATCTTCTACATCAGCCCGACGCAGGTCAACCCGGCGACCGGTCTGGTCACCGTCACCCACTCGACGGTCCCCACGGTCACCTACAAGCTGTACCCGAACGGAGTCTGATGACGAACACCTACCGGGCTCTCTCGGTCGCCGCGAAGTCCGAGCACGGTGATGCCCCGGTCGATCTCGACCTGTCGGTCGTGGACGAGCGCGACGCCCTCGACGGCGGTCACCTCGAACTCGTGCCCCGCACCTACCGGGTGCTGACCAACAACTTCTCCGGTGGTCCGGAGGGTAGCGAGTACGTCGGTGCCCTGCAGAAGGAGATCGAGGCTGCGCTGATCTCTGGCGGCCACCTCGAGCGCATCGATGCCGGAAGCAACGGCGGACCGACCAGCTTCAAGGAAGTCACCGCCGATGGCGGCCCAGGCGGCAAGGCCGCGTCCAAGCAGCAGAAGAAAGAGGACTGACCCGTGGCCATCCAAACTCTCACCGACGCGATGATCATCATCAACGGCGTCACCCTCTCGGATCACGGCAACCAGGTGACCATCACCGACGACCGTGACGAGAAGGAGATCACTGCCTTCGGTGCAACGGCCAAGGCGTACGCCAAGGGCCTCGGTGACGCGAGCATGGACATCGTCCTGTTCCAGGACTTCGCCACCGGCAAGGTCCACCAGACGCTCCAGCCGCTGATCGGCTCGACCACCCCGGTCGCGGTCGAGGTCCGGCCCACGTCCGGTGCCCGGTCGACGACGAACCCGGCCGCCCTGCTGGCCACGGCGCTGATGTTCAACTACAAGATGCTGGACGCCTCGGTCGGTGACGTTCCCGCGACCACCGCCACCTTCAAGAACAACTCCAACTCAGGCATGACGTACCCCACTTCCTAGTCGTGGCGACGCTCAAGATCGAGGGCGGCGATCAGTTCATCGAGGCCGCACGGCGTGTACGCAGAGCCAATGGCGAACTGCCGCACGAGATCATCGACGCACTCGAGCGCGCAGCACCACCGTTGGAGCGTGCCGCGACGGCGTCAGCAGCTGCGAACCTGCCGAAGCGCGGTGGGCTGGCTGCGATCGTCGCGTCTGCGGGGATGAGTCACCACCGGCGAGCCGGCGGGATCCGGATTATTGCCCGCGGCATCACTCAGTTGAGTCTGACGAACCAGGGCAAGGTCCGTCACCCCGTCTACGGCGTCCCGGGCACGTGGGTCGGTCAGGCGATCCCGAAGGCGAAGGACTGGTTCGACCGCCCGATTCGCAACGGTGCACCGAAGATCCGTGCGGAGTTGGACAAGGCGCTCGACAAGATCGCCCGCATGATCGCGTAGTAGCAAGTCCAGCGGCCCCGTTTCCCTGACCGGACGGGGCCGCTGCCATACCCACGGTCAGGAAGGTCAGGAGCAGTCATGGCAGCGAGGACAGTCAAGGTTGTCTACCAGGATGGGCGTGAGGAGACCGTAAAGGTCTACCCGCGTGCACAGGTGATGGCTGAGGAGCACTTCGGCGGGGTGAAGAACGAGAACGCCATCTCTGTCACCTACTACTTCGGGTGGGCGGCGCTGAACATCTCCGGCAAGGAGACGCTCGACTACGAGACCTGGCTCAACAAGATCGAGGACGTCGAGGACGTCACCTGGATCGACGATGCCGAGAAGGCCGCGAACGAACCGGGCCCTACCCGGCCGGATCCGTCCGGCGATACCTCATCGGACTCAGCCTCCGGATCGGACTCGTCTGCCACGTAAGCGTTCCGTGGCAGTTCCTCGCGGACGAGAGCTGGGAAACGCTCTACACGTACGAGGAACTTCTCGACGAGCTCGACCCCAATAAAGAGCCGGTCACCGACGGCACGCAGTGGCTCATCCAGCAGGCACAGAAGCACGGAGGCTGACGATGGTCGACTCCCGGCTCGCTTTCGACATCATGGCCCGCGACGACGGCGCCACTGCGGTCCTCGCGAAGGTGGAGCATGCCCTCGACAGGACCGGTGCTGCGGCGAAGAAGAACAGCAAGATCAGCGAGGATGCCGCCAAAGCCTCTACGAGCTTGACGAAGGCGCACAACGCTGAGACGACGGCGCTGGACAAGGTGCAGGTAGCTGAGGCGCGCCTGGCTGACGTGCGGGCCAACTCGAAGGCGAAGACCAGCCAGATTGTCGCCGCCGAGAAGGCGCTCGCCAGGGCTCGTCGGGATGCTGCTGTCGCTGGTGATGTGGCGCAGAAGGCCGCGAAGGAACTCTCGTCTGCTCTCGACGCCGAGGGTAAGAAGGCAGGCAAGGGTCTGATCGGGGCGCTGAAGAAGTCCTTCACCCTCGGCGACACCAGCGTCTTCAAGCAGCTCGGCGACAACGCCGGGAATGGCATCCTCGGCGGCCTGACTGGGGCATTGAAGACCCCAGTCATCGGTCCCGCGCTGGCTGCTGGAGTTCTCGGCGCCGTTGCGACTGTCCTGCCGGCGGCGGGAGCTGCTGCCGCCGGACTGCTCGTGACCGCCTTCGGTGCTGGACTGGGCACGCTGGGGGTCGTCTTCGCCGCCAAATCGGTAGCGGTGAAGAACTCCTGGAACCGCACCCTGTCGTCGATGGGCGCCGAAATGAAGGTCCTGTCGAAGCCGTTCGAGGCGACACTGTTGTCGATGTCCGGTACGGCGAAGCGGACCTTCCAGGCGCTCACCCCGGATCTTGCGGCCTCGTTCAAGACTCTGGCCCCTGCGTTCACGTCATTCGGCGCCCAGGTGGGTCACGCGTTCGAACGGCTCGGACCGGCGCTGCTTCCGCTGTCGCAGGCCACTGCTGCGGTACTGGATTCGCTGGGCGGCGCTCTGCCGGGCATGATCGGCAAACTGTCGAACCAGTTGATCGACCTGTCGAACAGCGTGAGCAAGAACCCTGCCGGGCTGAAGGATATGACGTCCGCGCTGTTCTCGGTCACGGACGGCGCCGTGAAGACGATCAAGGTCCTGAATGACCTTGACGGGGCACTGAAGAAGATCCCCGGTGGATTCTCGATCTTCTCTGGCCTGCCTGCCAAGCTGTCGCCGGTCAAGGGCAGCTTCGACGCGCTCTTCACGTCGATCTCGAAGGTCGACGACTTGCTCGCCGGGTCGACGGTGGACAGCAAGCAGCTGGCTGGCGTGCTCGGCCAGTCGGGTGCGGCGGCGTCTGCTTTCGGCAGGGCCGCGGCCGGCGCGGCCACCGGGCTGAACGGGCAAGCCACCGCAGCTGCTCGCTCTGCCCACGAGACCCACGCCGCGAACGCTGCCGCGTTGCTCCTGGCCGGCGCGTACGACCGGCAGGCTGCGGCTACGCAGAAGTCGATCGACGCGCTGAACCGGATGTCGTCGGTTCTGCTGAGCCTGTCGGGTGCGCAGATCGCCTACCAGCAGGCGGTCGATGACGCGACCGCGGCGGTGAAGGCGAACGGCAAGACCCACGACATCAACACCCAGAAGGGCCGCAACAACAAGACCGCCCTGGATCAGGTTGCGGCGTCGGCAATTGCGCAGCGCGACGCCATGCTGAAGGCCAACGACGGCAACGTGTCGGCGGCCAGGTCGGCCACTGCTTCACGAGCT